AGCGCGAAGGCATTAAGCGAAATGCTTATTGGCGCGATGGTAAGTTTGTCGACGCTCATCTATTCGGGATTTTAGCGAGTGAGTGGGATAACCCCGGATCTGACATTTCACAGCCGTAAGCAGCGGGACGCGGCGCTATCTAATAGCCCGATTACCGTGCTAGCGACGGGTATTCAGTTTGGGAAGACGACCGCCGGTGCCTTTTGGCTTAAGCGCCATATTCACGCGCATACCAACCAAGACGATAACTTCCTAATCTGTTCACCGACGCACAAGATCATGCAGCAGTCGACGCTGCCGGCATTCTTCAAGATGATGCACGGCTACGGCGACTACTCGAAAGCCGACGCGGCAATGCGCATCCATGGCGGCGGCATGGTCTACATGCGCACCGGGACGGATCCCGATAGCATCGTAGGGATTACGAATATCCGCGCCGTCTATGGGGACGAGGCCGGGTTATTCTCCCTCTATTTTTGGGAGAACATCCAGGCACGCGCGGCGTTTCGCTCGGCGCCGATCATGCTGACGACGTCGCCCTATACGCTTAACTGGCTTTATAAGGACATCATTCGCCCTAAGATGAAGTCGAGCGAGGCGCGCCCCGACGTGATGCTTGTTCAAGCTTCGTCGGTCGAAAATCCGTACTTCCCGCGCGATGTCTATGAGCGCAATCGCCTGACTATGGACGTCCGCCGGTTTAACGCCATGTTTGGCGGCAACTGGGAGCGGATGTCGGGGCTCGTTTACGATTGTTTTAGCGAAGACGAAAACATTGTCGCGCCGTTTACTCTGCCGCCAGGCACCAAGTACTTTGGTGGTATTGACTGGGGTTATTACCCCGATCCCTTCGTCTTCAAAATTCGCGCGGTCACCCCCGACGGCATGCATTTCGATGTTCACGAGGAATGTCGTCACGACATGACGGCCACGGACATTGTCGCGCTGCTTAAGGGACTGTACAGGATGTACAACGTGCAAGTTAGCTACTGCGACCCGAGCGAGCCGGCAATGATCGAGGAGCTTAACCGCGCCAAGCTCTCGGCCATTGGCGCAGACAATTCAATCCGTTTGGGCCTTGACCGGCACTACGAGCTAGTGAAGACTCGGCGCTATAAGATCTTCGCCGGAACATCGCCGCATACCCTTGACGAGTTAGAGCTCTACCATTACCCGGAGCCTAAAGACTTGCTTCCGGATAGGAACTCGACGTCTGACAACCTGCCTGTTGACCAGTCAAACCATACGATGGACGCAATGCGCTATTGCACTATGGGGACCTGGGGACTGCAGGATAAGCGTCAGCCGTTTGTTCCCGAGGAAGGTAAGCGCCAGCTTTCTGACTATGAGCGCATCGAGCGACTAAAGCGCGCTAATCGGCGCAATTCGTCAGAGAAATGGAGCTAGGTGCCCACCTATCAATGGCAAGACGGCGAGCATAAGTGGGACGTGATCGCGTCGGTCGTCGCCCGTAACGAGCCGCAGGCTTGTCCGGCATGCGGCAAACCGGGCGAGCGTATGCTGTCGGCCCCCAACATCAGCAACACAGCGGGGGACTGGAACCGTCCGGAGTACAACCCCGGGTTGGGCTGCGTGACCTATGGGGGGCGCGACCGGGAGCGCAAGGCTAAGGAACGTGGTTTAATAGAAGTTGGAAACGAAACACCCGCTACCCTAGACAAACTGGCTAATCAGGCCCGGGAAGACCGGCGGGAGAAGCGCTATAATGAGGCGCTTAAAGATATTGCCAATGGAGACTACTAATGGCTGAGGTTGCGCCGCTCGGGATGATGGATATGCACGCGCCGAGGCCTAAGCAGGACGAGGGGACGGGGTCATCCGCCGAGTACACACCGGAGCCAGAAGAGCGGCGCACGATTAAGTTAGTAGAAAATCTCTTCGAGAAGGCAAAGAAACACCGCGCCTTATACGACGAGAAGTGGCTTGACTATTACCGGATGTTTCGCGGCAAGCAGTGGAAGGAGCAGCGCCCCAGCTATCGTCACAGCGAGGTTATCAACCTCGTCTTTCGGACCATTCAGTCCACGATCCCGATCCAAGTAGATTCGCGCCCGCGCTTTGAGTTTTTGCCGCAGGAACCAAGCGACCAGCCGCTGGCGGACATGCTCAACATGATCGCCGAGGCAGATTGGATCAAGTATAATTGGGGGGAGCAACTACTTGAGGTAGTTTATGACTCCAATATTTACGGCACTGGTCTTTCTAAGGTCGTTGCTCGTGAGGCTGCTGGCGAACTCAAGATTGTTTACGAGTCGGCCGACCCCTTCTACTCCTTCCCCGACCCTGACGCCCGAGACACTAATAAAGACTGCGGCTGGTTTATCTACGCTGAGCCCCTCGACGTTGCCAAACTCAAGAGGCGCTATCCGGATAAAAAAGACTTCATCAAAGCGGACCTGCAAGACCTCCTCAAAGGCTCGAAAACCGACTTCGCCCCACTAAAGTTTCGCTCCCCCGTCGACAACAAGGTTGTGATGGAGGGTGGTAATGCGATGGATCTTGTCGATAAGGACAAGGCGCTATGCATTACGTGTTGGATGAGCGCTGAGTTTTTGAAAGATGAGTTCGAGGAAGTCGCTAAAACGATCAAAGACGCAGCCGGCGAAGACGATCAGCAGATTTTCGAGCAAGTTGCGCGCTACCCGAATGGCCGGAAGGTCGTTATTTGCAACGGCGTCCTGCTCGAGGACTCGCCCCTAGGCTACGACGACGGGGAAATCCCCTTTGAGCGCTATCCAAACTACGTTTTGCCGCGCGAGTTCTGGGGCATCAGCGAAGTTGAGCAACTTGAGGGGCCGCAAAAGACCTTTAACAAGCTTGTTTCCTTCGTTTTGGATGTTTTGACGCTGATGGGCAACCCTATTTGGGTTGTTTCTACCGACGCGATGATCGACCCGGAGAATTTGACCAACCGCCCTGGGCTTGTCGTCGAAAAGGCCAAGGGGTCGGAGGTTGAGCGGCAAGAGGGCGTACAGCTTCAGCCATACGTCTTGCAGATGATCGACAAAATGGCCGAGTGGTTCGACTCTATCTCGGGGTCGCAGGATGTAACGCGCGGCGTGCAGCCCACGGGGGTAACGGCGGCGACAGCGATCAACAGCCTTCAGGAGGCGGCGCAAACGCGGATTCGCCAGAAGGCTCGCGTTATGGACTATTACCTACAAAACGTAGGCAGACACTATGCATCGCGTGTTTTTCAATTCAAAACCGCGCCGGAAGTCTATCGGATTACGAGCAACCAGGGTGCTAGCCAGTATTTCCGGATGCACGTCGAGCCCTACGATAAAACAGATGAGATGGGGCAGCCGACCGGGGATACCGGCACACGCGTACACGTCCAACCGATGGGACCGGACGGGTATGACCCCACCCAAGCGCAAGTTTACGAGGCGCGCGCGAGTTTTGACGTAAAAGTCACGACGGGGTCGTCGCTGCCGTTTGCGAAGGCAGAAAAAGAGCAACGCCTGCTTAATTTGTTCGATCGGCAGATCATTGATGCCCAGGAAGTGCTTAAGGGCGTCGAGTACCCGAATTGGGAAGCCGTCTTTAACCGTATGGAGCAACAAAAGCAGCAAGCGGCAATGGCGCAGGCCCAGCAACCGCCGCCTACAGCTTAATTCTCTTGTTTCTGCAATAAATTGCTATAATATACTCGGCTTAGCTGCCAACATATTCCACATACCCAGATTTCGACATTTAGAATCCACTTCTAAAAACAGAAATACGGGGTATTTATGCCGGAAATGCAGGCACCGCCGCCGGACAATGCGGTTGAGGAATCTGGCGATCAGTCCCAAGGTGGAATTGCCGAGGCGCTGACCAAGCTTGACCAGCAACTAATGCAGGTCACGCAGGCTGTTGCGCAATCGGGTGCTCCCGATGCCGCGAAGCAAGCTTTCGGCCAGGCCCTTGAGTCCTTTCGTGCTGGGCTTGAGGCGCTCACCAGCGGCGGCGACCAGGCCGGCCCGCAAGGGGCGGTGACCCCCGAACAGGGGGCGAGTGGCGCTAAACCCTTGAGCATGGGAGCGCGCTAATGCCGGAAGTCAGCGGGGCACCGGACCAAGATGTCGACAAGTTAATTGAAGACATCGAAAAGCCGACCGAGCCACGACAAGAATCCACACCCTCGGCGGAAACGCCCGTCGTTGAATCGCCGTGGTGGAAGCAAGAGTTTGAGTGGAACGGCAAGAAAGTAACCCCTGAGCGCGAGGACCAGGTCCGCACCTGGCTCTCCCAGGGGTACAACTATTCTCAGCGCATGGCGGAAGTGAATCGCCAACGATCCGACTGGGAAAAGAAGCTTGCCGCCTCTGAGGAACGGGGGACGAAGCTATCACAATATGAAAAAGTAGATAGCTACGTTAAGGAAAACCCGGATTGGTGGAAGCACGTACAAGAAAGCTTCGAGAACCGGAAGACTCATGGGCTCGCCCCTGAACTACAGCCGGTTCTTCAGCCTATATTGAAGGAGCTGGAAGAAACCAAAAGTTTCATCCAATCCTGGCAGCAAGAACGTGAGCAAGAACAGTTTCGCCAGGCAGATACCGCCCTAGAGCAAGAGATTGACTCGGTCCGGAAATCCTATCCGAATACCGATCTATCTTCGCGCGACGAGACCGGCAAGACCCTGGAGCTGCGCATTCTCGAGCATGCCAAGCAAATTGGCACGACGAGTTTTCGCGCGGCATTCCGCGACCTCTTGCACGATCAACTGGTCGACCTTGCCAAGGCGGACGGAAAAGCCGCGCTCGCCCAAGGACAAGTGCAAGCTGCCAAAAAGGGAATTATCGGCCAAACGCCGGCTCCCGTTAAAGGCATCAAGCCCGCACAGAACGTCCGTGGGAAGGGTTACGGCGACCTGGCAAAAGAGGCGCTTGCCGAATTCGGCATTAACACATGATGGAGGTGGGCCATGGCCCTCAGTTACGACCAAATCTCCGCCATTACTGAGCGGAAATTCATCCCGAAACTCTATGACAACATCTTCGATACCGACCCGCTTCTTCAGCGTTTGAAGAAGAAGTCGTACGAAAAACTGGACGGCGGAACGGTTATCCTGGTCCCGCTCAACTATGCGAAAACGTCCGCGGCGGGTAGCTACACCGCCGCTGCGACGCTCTCGACGGTTGATAACGATCAGATCACGTCGGCGGAATACGCGTGGAAGCAATACTACGCCAACATGACGATTAGCCGTCGTGATGAGCTGGTAAACAGCGGCGACGCTCAAGTGGTCAACTTCGTTAAGTCGAAGGTTGAGATTGCCGAGAAGACCCTGGCCGACCTCCTCGGCGACGGGATCTACTCGGACGGCACAACGTCGACCGACCTTGTCGGGTTGCGATCGATCGTCGACAGCGGGAATACGGTCGGCGGCATCGCCCAAGGCACTTACTCGTGGTGGCAGTCGCAGGAAGACTCCTCGACCACGACGTTGACGATGGCGGCTCTGCAGACGCAGTTCACGACGCTTTCGATCAACAACGAAACGCCGACGGTGGCGTTGGCGACTCGCGCCAACTACAACCGTTACTATGCGCTGCTGCAGCCGCAGCAACGCTTCACCGACGGGGACACCGGCAAAGGCGGGTTTAGCTCGCTGATGTTCAACGGGATCCCCTTTATCGCCGGTTCCAAGGTTCCTAGCTCCCACGTCTTCTTTCTCAACGAGAAGTATCTCCACCTCTTCGTCCACAAGGATGAAGATATGCGGTTTGAGCCCTGGCAAAAACCGATCAACCAGAACGTCAAATCGGCCAAAATCTACTGGATGGGAGCGCTCGGCACGTCGAACGCTCGCATGCACGGTAAATTCACCGCGATCGCGGCTTAAGGGGGTATGCCATGACTTTCCATAGCTCTAACCCGCTGCGGTTCAACTCGGTTTCGATGGTTACCGCAACCCTCGGCCAGAACGACCCGGAACTGGGCACCGTGATGAGCGAGGGCGACGAGCAGTATCGCTTCGTTTACAACGGCGGCAACAGCCAAATCCTTCCCGGTAACGGCGCCGTGGCCACTGCCACTACCGGCTATACGGTAACGGTGTCCAGCATCACGCACTCCGACTTTGCGGTCGGCGTGTGTAAGCATGCGACACTGACGACCGCCACCTATGGCTGGCTGATGGTCAAGGGTTTCGGCCCCGCCCTTGCGGGATCGTCGCTGGCGGCTGCCGACCTTGTTTGCTTGGGCGCTGACGGCAAGTGGGTTCCGAAGCTTGCCACTACCGCTTATAGTCAGGTCGTTATGCCACACGTTTTCGGGAAATGCATGGTGTCGGCAGCGACCGGCTCCAATGCCGACGTGTACTTTAGCCTCTAGGGAGACGTTTTGGGACGCAAGGTTGAAGTCGAGCTTGAATATCAGCCGATCATCCCGGGGCCGCCTCAGCAGCCCCAGGAACTTTATCGAACCGCCTGTTCTAACGACGGGGCGACGATCGATAATTGGGCAAATATTTGGGTAGATCAAATCAAGGCTAACCGTGCCGCGGTCGGTGACTTCGCCGACCGCGGCATAGGTAAGCTCTTCGGCAAGTTCCAAAATCAGGCGTGCATTCTGGCAGGTTCTGGGCCGAGCTTGGCCGTTAATGGGGAGCAGCTGAAAAATCGGGGTGCCATCCCGCTTATAAGCTGCCTCCATAATTTTCATTTCTTCGAAGACCGCGACATCAAGCCGGAGCTGTACGTAACTCTCGACGCTGGTAGCGTGGTTCTCGAAGAAATTTCGGAGGGCGGGAAGCTTTCTGCTGATGAGTACTGGGAGCGAACGGCCAATCATACGCTTGTGGCGTATGTGGGATCTCATCCCGAGCTACTAAAAAAGTGGCGCGGAAATATATTCTTCTTTAATGCTGCCATGCCAGCCGGGAAGGTTAGGGACGCTGCCGATGAGGCGGCGGGTCTTTATACCTACTTGGGGAGTGGCGGCAATGTTCTCGGGGCATGCCTTTACCTAGCTAAAGGCATTCTCGGATGCAATACGATTGCTTTCGTCGGTGCTGACTTCAGCTTTGACTACTCGAACAAGTTTCACGGCTGGGCCAGCAAGTACGACGCCAGCCTTGGCCAGTGTATGCGCGTTACGGACGTCTACGGCCTAAAACGCAATACCTGGAAGTCGTATTACAACTTTAAGTGCTGGTTTGAGCATATCTCGATCACCGTTCCGGGCAGTTTCTACAACTGCACAGAGGGCGGGATTCTCGGCGCCTACTCTGAGGGGAACATTTCGCAGTTTAAATATTGCGACTTGAAAGACTTCCTCGGCATGTGCGCAATGAATGAGCATTTACGTGCTCAGTGCGAGAATCCTGCGATTAAGCACAACATCATGCTTTTCTAGGAGGCCACGCGATGGCTTTTACGGTGTCGGCGACCCCGACGGTTTTCGGAAACAAGGCGGTTCGGCTGCTTAGCGTGACCACGGATGGCGCTGAGGGCAACATTACCAGCGGCTTTAACGTCATCGAGGGTATCGTTATGGGGCGCATCGCCTCCATGGCGACGGCCAACATTCAAATCCTGAAGAATAAGAACTCCACGGCGACGGCTGCGAACGGGACCATTGGAGTCTCGGGTTGTTCCTCTGGTGCCGAATTCGATTTGCTCGTCTTTGGTCGCTAAAGGAGGTCTCTCATGGCTTCCAATAGCCCTATGCGGGTGTTTAACGTCGCCGCCGCCTCTGGGGCGTCGTCGAGCTCGTCCATTGACTTTGGGGATACGTCCTATCGCACGGTAGCCGTCCAGTACGTGACGATGTCTACCGGCGCGGCGGTAACCGTCTACGGTTGCGATACCCTTGGCGGCACGTATACCCAAATTCAAGAGCAGATCAACTCAACGACTGTTCAGTACCGGGCGCTGACGATTGCCACGACCGTCTCCGGCGGCAATTGGGCGGTCTTTCAGGCCCCCCCGCTTCGCTACCTCCAGTTTATTACCTCCGCTGTTGTTAGCGGGGGCGTTTCCTACACGGTAGTTGCAAGGGAGTAGCATGAGCCTCGTCAAGGTGTGGAACGACAACGAACACCCGCATACGGAACGCTTCAAGGGCAAGGAAATTAGCATTCCTCCGCATGCCTATGTTGAGATGGACTATCTCGAGGGTGTCGAGTTTAAGGCGCAGTTTACCGAGCCGCGGCGGCGGGGGGACGGCACCTTTGACCCTAAGTTCTACAAGATGATTCGCGTCGACCAGCCGAAAGATCCGATCTTCGTCGAAGAACGTGACCACGCGACGGGATCGAGGCTTGACCCCGCGACGATCACGCAGGCGGTTGCGGCCGGCATGGCGCAAGTTGCGGCAAGTGGCGCGGACTCGGCACGAATCGCCAACCTTGAAGCGCAGCTTATTCAGCTGAAGGAAGCCTTAGAGGCTAAGCGCGGTCCCGGGAGACCGCCAAAAGGAGCGGCATGAGCGAGTTTGTCAAGCTTTACGGGACATGGAAAGCCATCCTGCACAACGATACCGAAGGCATTAAGCAGGTGGAGGAGGGCCCCAATGTCATCACGACGGTGGGCAAGGACTTACTGGCGTCGTTCATTGTCTCGGCGGCAGGCGGAACGGCGACGTTTACTGCTAAATATGCCGCGATTGGATCGAACTCCACTGCTGAGTCGGCGAGTGACACTGCGATGGGAACCGAACTCGCGAGGGTTACCGGGACGGTTGCCCACCCCTCGGCGGCGCTAGTTACCGTAACGGCGACCTTCGCCAGCGGGACGGGAACGGGCTCGATCTACGAATACGGGCTATTTAGCTCATCGACTGGCGGTGTGATGCTCTCTCGAGATGTTGAGGGCCTCATTACTAAGGGCGCGAACGACAGCCTCACGACGATCTTTAACTTGACGATCAGCTAGTCCCAAACGACCGCCCGATCGGGCGATAACGAAGGGCTGCGCCTAGGAGCTTTAGGTGACGGCCTACTCGAAAACCATAAGCAACGGTATCGGCATTGTGGCCGTCGGCCCGGCCGACGCTTGGGGCGCATACAACTGGAACGCCTTCAAGTGGGGCGAGGGCACCGTCGACTTTGGCAGCTCCGTCAGTAAGGGCGTCGACAATACGCCAACCATGTCGTCGTCGCTGAACTTCCAGGAAATGCACCTAGTGGATGTCACGCCGACGTTTGATACGTCGATGGGCTTTATGGCTTTCCATTCCGTGGACAGTTCTTTTTCCCTCGATAACAGCATGGGGATGATCCCCTATATTGGCATCTCGCTAACCCTGTCCTTCGCCTCTGAAACCGTCTCCGAAACGCTATATAATGGTAATTGGGCGTACGTCATGCCCAACAATACCACCAACTTTGAAGATAAAACGTCGACGACCTGGGCAGCGGCCTCGACGACCGCGCCAACCTGGACGGCAGTAACTCCCGCGTCCACGACTTGGAGTTAGGATGACCCCGACCCAGCTAACGACCTACATCCGCCAACAATATAACGCGACAAATGACTCGTTTTTTTCGGATGCAGAGATTTACCGTCTGATTTGGGCAGCGCAAATGGAGTTTGCCCGCGAGGCATACGCCATTGAGCAGGTCTATACAACATCGACCGTCGCCGACCAGCAGGAGTACGACTACCCGACCAATACGATGGCCATTAAGCGACTTACATACGCCGGCCAAAAGCTTATGCCCATCAACTTCCGCGAAGACGACGCCATTACGCTAACAAACTCGGCAACAACGGCGACCGGCACGCCGCAGTACTATTTTGTGTGGAAAGAGGTGATTTATCTTAGGCCAATCCCGTCGGCGGTTGGGACGCTTAAGATCTACGCCTATGTCGAGCCATCTGAGGTTACGTCAAGCACGACGATCGAGGTGCCGACGCGGTACCACTTGGATTTGGCCGACTTCGCGCTGTGGCGAATGTACCTGAAAGATCAGAACACTAATGCCGCGGCTATTTGGCAAGATATTTGGAATGGCCGCGTCGAGAAAGCGAAGATCGATCGTCGCCGCGAACTTCGTGCCGATTCGTTTGCGGCGGTTCAGAATATCGACACTCTGCCCGAAACAGTCATCGGAGCGGTATGAGTGATAATTTCAACATCATATATCCGGCCAAAGGGCGCGTTCTCTTCGACGGCGGCCTAAACAACAAGTATCCGCGCACCGAAATTCAAGACAACGAGTCGCCGTCATGCC